GGACCGAGGAAGCGAAGTTGCAGAGGCAGGGCAGGCCGATTCTTACCGTCCCCATCATCGGCAAGTTCGTGAAGCGTATCGTTGCCGAGACGAAGAAGAACCCTCCCGCCGTGAAACTGAACCCCCGCGAGGACGCGGACGTGATGAAGGCCGAGGTTGGAATGGGCCTTGTCCGCTATATCGAGGATGTTTCGGGAGCGAAGTACGCGTACAGCCATGCGCTCGAGTGTGCCGCCGTCGGAGGGCTCGGATGGATTCGCGGTAGCATGGACACAAAACGGAACATGCTCAAGATCGAGAAAGTCAAGGACGCGTTCAGGTACTACATGGACCCCGACGCTGAGCGCGAGGACGGCTCGGACGCTACGTTCTTTATTTCGAGGTTCAAGAAGACGAAGAACCGCGACACTACCTGGTGCTACGAATACTGGTGGAAGGAATGGATGCCCGAGGAACGCACGGACGGCGTGTTCTGGGCCCTTATCGACGGCACGGAGGTAGTTGACTACGGCAGGTTCCCCGGCGAGATTATACCCATATTCCCCGTCATCGGCGAGGACGTGGTGTATGAGGGCGAGCGCGTGATAAAGGGCATCGTCCGCGACATGCAGGACAGCCAGCGCATCTACAACTACCTGAAGAGCCAGGAAGTCGAGACGATAGCGCTTACCCCGAAGGCGCCTATCATGGCCGAAGAGGGTACTATCCCGAAGGAATACGAGAGGGACTGGAACAACTGCACGAAGAACCCGACGAAGGTTCTCAAGTACAGGGCGACAAACCTCGACGGCGAACCGACGAAGAACAAGCCGGAATTCCTTTCCATGAAGGCCGATACGCAGTGGATGCGCGAAGCCGCCGTTGGCGCCATCAACGACCTGAAGGAAGTCACTGGCATCTACGACACGGCGCTTGGTTCGGACTCGAAGGAACTTTCCGGCAAGGCCATTATCGCAAAGCAGATTACGGCGGACGCAGGACAGTTCACCTACACCGAACACTTGCAGATGACCATACAGCAGGTGGGCCGCTGGCTCATGGGCTGTATTCCGTACGTGTACCGCGACGAGCGCGTGATACGCATTCTTGGCGAGGACGGCAAGCTAAAGAGTATAAACCTCGACGAGCCTATGGGTCCGAACACTCCTGCCGAAATGCAGGAGCCTATGGACCTCGACTTTACCGAGATGGACATTTCGGTCGCGAGCGGTAATTCCTACGCAACGAGAAGGGAGGCTGGCGTAGATGCCTTCCAGAGCATCATGCAGGCCATCCCGAACACTGCTACAGCCATTGCGGACCTCGCCGTAAAGAACATGGATATTCCGTGGGCTTACGAGGCTGCTGACCGCCTTCACGCCATGCTCCCGCCGGAAATCAAGGCCGCGGAGAAGGCCCCGAAGGGATTTGTGCCTGCGGCTCAACTCGAGCAGGCGATGCAGATGTTCGAGCAGACCAAGCAGGCGAACATGGAAATCCAGCAGCAGATGCAGGCCCGCATCGTCGCCCTCGAGGGCGAGCTCAAGAACCAGATCCAGGGCCGTATCGCTGCCGAACGCATCAAGGGCGAGTACGGGCTCGCTGAGACGCAGGTCAAGGAATTCAACGCGAACCAGCGCGAAGCCATGAAGGTGCAGGCCGACGTTGAAAAGACGGCGGCGAAGGTGCAGACCGACCTTATCAAGGAAGTAGGCAAACGCGCCATAGAGACAGCCCGCGCAAACTCGCAGTTCATCGCGCCTGGTACGACGTCAAGGACGGATGTTCCCGGTATAGCGACTAGGGCTCCGTCTGCACCGAGTCAACAGCGCACAGCACCGAACCTCACTTTCAGGAATGCGACGCTGAATGACGACGAGTTGAGCCAGACGGATATGCTTATGAACCTTAAATAGTGCTCCTGTACTATTAAGCGCAAGAAATTGGGCTCCCCTACCCTGCGGGAGTAAAACATGCAGGGGATTGTACGCAACGGATTCCTGGAAGTTGACCCCAATCAGCAGAAAGGTTTAGCGGCGGTAGACACGACCGGGTATCGGCAACCGGTTTTCCTCATGAGGGAAAGAACACTACCGAGATAGGACGCAACCAATGGCGAAAACAATGGAAGAAGAGATAGACGGACTGGACCTTACCGCAAGTTTTAGCGGCGAGGGGGCAGAACCGAGCGAGACGGAAACGAAGCCGGAGGAAACTCCCGCCGAACCGCCGAAGGAAGAACCGAAGGAAGAGACGCCTTCGGAAGAAACCAAGACTGAGACTACCGAGCCCGAGAAGGGAAAGGAAGTCAAGGAGCCGGCGAAGGAACCCGTAAACCCGTTCGGGAACAAGGGCCACACCCCTAAGGGTGTACAGGAACGCATAAACGACCTCACGCGGAGCAACCGCGAAATCAGGGAGCAGAACGCCCGCCTTATGAGGGAGCTGGAGGAGCTGAAGAAAGGTCTCCCGCAACCGAAGGAAAAGACGCGAGACGATTTTGCGACCGATGAAGAGTGGATAGACTATCGTTCGGAGCTTAAGGCGAAGGCGATTGTCGAACGCGAGCGTGCAGCAGAGAAGGAGCGTGCGGAATTTGAATCCGCAGAGGCCAACTTTGCAAAGACCGAGGTCGAGGCAAGGAAGTTCATTCCCGACTACGACGAAGTCATGTCGAAGGAAGTGAGTATTCCTGCCGACAGGGCAAGTTTTCTTTATGCGAAGAACTCACCCGTCGGTGCGATGATTCTGTACACGCTAAAGAACGTGGATGCCGTACGAAACCAGTTCCTCATGACTCCGGAGAGCGGACGTATCGCGTTCCTCAAGGGAGTCGAGGGAAGGCTAATCCAAATCCGTCAAGACGCGGAAAAAAACAAGGGTGCGGAAGCGCAGCAGAATCCGCCTGCGCAGCAGACCCAACAGCAGGAACCGCCGAAGACGGCGCCCGCGCTGAAGGCTCCGCAGCAAGTACGTCACCCGGTTACAGGCCGACTCAATCCAGCAACCTGCACGATGGATGAATGGATGGAGAACGGCGACTAAAGGAAACAAACTATGTCTACTGTTGCAACCACCAACTCCCCGGCGTACATCTCTGGCTACGTCGTAAAGGAAGCCACGAAGGCTTTCATGAACACCCGTCTTTTCTCGGGTTTTGTCCGTAACGAATACCGCTCCGATTTCGAGGAACGCGGTGCAAAGAAGGGCGACACCATTTTCGTCCGCCGTCCCGCACAGTTCCGTGTCCGCACTGGCGCTGGCATGGAAATCCAGGACGTCCACGAAGACAAGGTGCCGGTCACGCTCCCCGAACAGAAGGGTGTCGATTTCCAGTTCTCCGCACGCGAATTGACCATCGACATCGACAAGGGCGGCAATGAATATTCCAAGCGCTGGATTCGTCCGGCAGGTTCTGCCCTCGCCTCCGATTTCGACGCGAGCGGTCTCGCGAAGGCTGCCGGTGCTGCCGGCTCTACCATAATCGTGGGCTCCAGCGCAACCAACGAACAGCTCTACGAAGCCTTCCTTAACGCCAAGGCTCGCCTCAACAAGTTCCTCGCGCCCAAGACCATTTCCGACCGTATGGCTTTCGTCGGTTCCGACATTGAAAACCGCCTCTCGCAGAACGTGAAGCAGTTGTATAACAATGCCAGCGCCATCACGAAGGCTATCAAGGACGGCACCATCCAGGACGTCGCCGGTCTTACCTGGGGTTCTACCGACCTCGCCTACATCCACACGAACGGTGCGGGTGGCGAAGCGATTACCGTCGGTACGTTCACTCCGGACTACGACAACCTCACGCAGTGGGTCCCCATCACCATGACGGACGACACCCTGCTTGCCGTTGGAGACACCATCCAGTTCTCCGATTCCAAGTTCGTCAACCCGGAAACGAAGAAGGTGTACCCGAACCTGCTCGAACGCAAGGTGCTCGGCATTCGCGGCACTACCGGAAGCAAGGAAGTGCTCATTTACTCTATCCGTCCGGTCATTGCAGAAGGCAGCATTACCGATGCTGAAACCCGCAAGCAGTTCGCTATGGCCAACTGCTCCGCGAAGCCGTCCGCTGCCGGTGTCGTTCTCGGCGTCAAGACCAAGAACTACCTTTGCTGCCCCGTGCTCCACAAGGATGCAATGGTTCTCACGAACGTTGACCTCGCCCGCCCGAAGAAGGTGGAAATGTGCAACACCGTGAACTATCAGAACGTCGTTATCCGCTTCATCGAGGACTACTCGGTGACTACGGACCAGTTCCCGGACCGTCTCGACATGCTCGGCGTGTTTACCGCCCTGCTGCCGGAATGGATCGTGGACGTTGAAATCCAGATTGACTAAACGTTCTGCGTAACGACCTTGTGCCCTTCGGAAACTTGTATACCAAGTTCCTGAAGGGCCTTCCAGTCGATTTCGGGAACGGTTTCGGCCTTTCTACCGGCGCGGGAAACACTTTCCGCGCCCTTTACTAGTTTTTCCCAGCGCTTGCTGACGTAGTAAAGCGTATGGAGACGTATGTATTTGACGTATGGCACCCACGGGCCTTTTTCGGGATTCCACGTTCGAAGCGTCTTTACCATTTCTATGTAGAAGTCATTGGAGTAATCTTCCATTGACACTCCCATAATGTTCTGCTTCGGGAGTCCGTTGAAGCAGTACAGGGATATTGAACACAAAGTCAACGCCTCGTACTGTTCCTGCGGTGTCATCGGGACCTTGAACAGGTCAATCTTCCTCACGGTCTCCTTTACCTTTATCGGAAGTGTCGAGCCTAGTTCCCAGAGTTCCTCTTTGGAGATTTGTTCCCTCTTTCGGGTAGCCATAGAAAAGAAATAGTATGTGCTACCGTCGTACTTTTTCCAGTTGCGCCTATTATGGATAATTCCCTTCATCGGGAACCTCTCTTGATAGGCAACGGTTACACTACTTAACGAAATATAAACAAAAATTTCACTTTTTCCAAACGCTGTATTATTAAGGGCGTAAAATTTAACGGAAAATCAAGATGGGCAACACTGTAAGAGATTTGATTCGCGACGCTTACATCCGTTCCACGGTACGTGGCCTGGGCGATACACCGGACGACCTCGAAACTCGGGACGCCCTTTCCATGCTCAACGAGATTCTCGACGTTATGGTGCAGAAGGAAGACTTTAGCACTGGGAATTCCGCTATCGTGCTGGACGTTCCTACGCGTGGATTCGTGACATTTTCGTGCAATCCTCATAGGGTATTTTCTGCTATTTCGGACTCTAGCGGAGTTCACTGCACCTGCGGCGATTCTCACGACCTGAACGTGGGCGACTCCATCGACGTCCGTATCGGAGGCCATGACTACACCGTTGCTGTATCTTCAGTCACGTCGCACATCGCCTTCGATCTTCCGGTAAACAACGAACTTTCGGGCGCCTATACGGGTTCTTTCAAGCTCACGTCCGAACCCGAAGATTACATCATCGACATGATTACCCCTCCTCCCGTAAACATCTTCCAGGTGGTAGGTTCCGGAATCGGACAAATGGCAGAATGCCAGCAGCAGAATTTCTACTCGGCGGAACATGTCGGTAGGTGGTGGTGGTACGACAAGGGCAAGACTCCGTACCCGCGTCTATGGGTATCGGGAGCAAGCCGCGTAATGGTGGTATTCCCGAAACCGACATTCAAGGACGTTACGCTTGACACGGACCTTACGTCGATGGATTCCTCGGCGTTGAGCGCCATCAAGTATCGCCTCGCTGCCGAAATTGCGGCGAGCGCAGGTTATCAGTCTGTCGAGCAGAGCCTTCTTGCAAGGTACAAGAACGCGTACGGAACGTTTGTTCGCAGCAGGTCGCAGAGCGCGACGCCGATTCCGGACTGGAGCGCACCCGGCTACGTGAACAGCCTACACTACGACATCTTTACGGATGGTGGTGGACATGCAACTTTCTAATTTCGATGCCATAGTAGGCCCTGCCTATTCCTACCCTAGCAAGCCGGTTGATTGCCAGGAGTGCATTAACTTTGAGTGCTTGAAGGTAGGTAGCGGTAATTCTCCGTACAAGCACATGCTCGTAGGCACCGCCGGCACGAAAAAGATTAAATTCAAGATTTCGGGAACATCCGAAATTCTTGAGAACATTCCCACCGTAAATCCGGACGCGATAAGCCGCATAAGGGGAATTCACCAGTGTTCCGTACCTTTCATGGGTGATTCCTTGAACGGTGTAGTAGTGGTCGGTTCGGATGCGGTGTGGAAGGTGGAACCTCCGAACGCCGATTTTGTGTGCGAGATTTCAAGACTCGGTGTGATTAGCGAAGGCGATTCGCAGGTGTCAATTATTGACGCAGGCGGAGAGAGTGGAAGCAATATTCCTCAAAAGATTGTCGTTGCGGACGGCACTACGATGTACTCCGTGAACATGGACACTAGGGAATTCAATTCGCTCGGAAACATTGTTCCGCAGAGGCCGTCTAAACTCGCCTACCTCGACGCGAGAGTGTTTATGTGCGGTCGTCGTTCGGACGACAACGCGCTTTCGCAGCGCGTGTACTGGTCCGCGATAAACAAGCCGGACGAATGGGCGCAGCTTGATTTCGTGAGCGCTTCTATGGTAAGCGACCCCGTTTTGGCGATTGCTGTTGCGGGCAACTATCTTTGGATGATAGGTTCGGAAACATACGAGCTTTGGCAGACTACATCTTCCTCGGGAACGCTGTACTCACCCATCCGCAAGGTAAACGGCGTTGCATCCGGAGTGGGAACTATCAACGGCGACTCGGTAGCCTCCATTGCATCTAGCGTTTTCTTTGTTGGCGGCGGGGAAACCGGAAGGCTCCGCATCTACGAAGGATCCTCGAACGGAACTATCTCCGTAATCAGTACGGACGCGATGAGCCAGGAATTCGCTACCTACGGGACACTTGAAGATGCCGTTGGCATGTGCTGGAGCGACGATGGGCAGGTGTACTACTCGGTAACGTTCCCGTCGCAGGATGTTACGTGGGTGTATAACGTCGGGAACAGGTATTGGCACAAGCGGTCTAGCC